CTGGCTTGAGCCAAAGGCGCTTCCAACCCGTGCAGGTACGTGTCAAACGATAGGGACAGCGTCTCCTAACGTGAGCCACATGCCTCACTTTTTCCTCATAAGGACGAGAAGGTCGTCCAATCCACTCTTTCACGATATCGGAGATGGTATCCTCCTCGAACCGTTTGATATTCCTCTCCAGACTCTCGGTGCTAGCGATGGTAGGCCCAAGAACGTAAGGCAGTTGGCGTTTAACGCCCGTAGCACGGACATTACGTTCGCCGGCGGACATTAAGCCACGAAACCAGCTCTTCTTGACAAGCCACGACCACCACCTCCGGGGGACAGTCTGGATCGGAATGTCTGCTCTTTCGAACAGACGTCGGACAGGGTAAGTAGTAAGCAGCCACGAAGCTGTTGAGAATTTAACCTGTCTGCACAAGTCAAATAAGGGACCGCAAAGTGACCCGGACGGCTGTTTCCAAGAGTCCGACAACAGAAACCCGAAACACAGTTTCTTCACAAGCCTCCCTTTTCTGTACGAAAAAGTCTGCGAGTTCAGATCACCATATTCCTGCGATTTCATCGTCTTACTTTCGTTAATTTCAAAACCGACTTCTGCAGTACATAGAAGCCAATTTTTGAACAACCGTTCGGTCCCGCGGAAGAGAATATCGTCGCCGTTGATTAGCACAGGGGCACTGGGTCCGTAACCGGAACGTTCTAAAGCCCGTTCGAAGCAAACTCTATTGAGAATGCACAGAACCACAAAAGAACACAAATTACCCATCATACTCCCTCTAACCACAGGACGGAACTCACCCTTCCACTCGACCTCACAATCCCTGAAGCTCGAAACAAGCAGCTTCGCTTTCTCTTCCGGCAGGTCCTCCGCGAGAACATCGACCACTGCACGAACTGAGTCCGTGTAAAGATTGTTGGTCGAATCGGAGAAGTCACCTGAGTAGTAGCTCTCCCTAGGGGAGAGAAATTGTAATGAGTTGAAGTGACTTTCAGTCACGTCCCCTCTAACAAGCCAAGGACGGCTCGACAGTCTGTTGTACGCTGACTCGTGGACACTCCGAAGCTCGCGCTTCATCGTCGTGCCCTGCATCGTCACAACTCTCATCTTGCCTTTAGCCTTAGCGACACCCAGACGACACCTTGGTGTGTTGAGCTCCTCTCTTACGAAAGAAGCTCGCTGACACACCGTGTCGAGGTCTGGCTTGTCCATGTCAGAGGGGCACACTGAAAGAGTGCCACCACAACCCCGCTCCATCTCATAGCAACCCTGCTGGTCAGGGACCCTCACACTACTATCCTCCTTGTACCAACCGGTACCGAGGATCCTCCTCGATCTCCGCTGGATATCGGCCAGAACCTCAGGAGAAGTCGTCTTTTCTGAGAAAAGAGCCTTCTGAGCCCAAGATTCCTTCGCAGCATCGCCATTCTTCCTGTCGCACGGTCGACACGTTTCGTCAAAAAGCTGCTTGCACCCTTTGAAGGCGCCAGCAAGGCGAAACGCATTTTCCCCTTTGACAAGCTTCAGGCAAGCTGTCGTCCAGTCCTTCCACTCTCTCTGCATTGACTCACAATCGAGGCTTCCCGCGTTAAAGATCTGTTTGACCAGACCTTCACGCCTAAGCACGCTCGTCGTGAGTTGCAGCATCTTTGCGGTACGTTGTGTGCATGCACACACGTGACGTGAA